TCGTACTTCTCCATTCGGTTGAGGTACAGGTCATAGACTTCGTTGAAGTCCATAGTCTTATGCTCACGCTCATCGGAACCCTGCCAAGTATCCACATCGGTAAGGGTTGATGTTGGGTCAGTCAGGATAGTAGACAGTAGCCAATCGCTGGCATCGCCAGTATATGCACCTATCTGCAGGAACTTAAGGTTCGGCTCACCCTTGAATCGGGTCAGGTGATTCTCAAAGTTGTACTTCTGGCTATCAAACCAGTTGGGGTACTTCGGCGTGTCGGACATTTATTCTCCAGTCAAGTATGAGTATAATTTAATTATTAATATAACATTATAATAATATATAGGCGCGGAGCGCCTTATATAATATATATTATATATTAATAATCAACTGAATATTAGATAGACTCCCTAATTGAGTCACCTCCTGTCCTCTTAGGGGGTCTATCTAAACAACTATGACAGGAGAAACAAATGCGTAATCCACTTAAAAAATATTTTATTACTGATGATTTTTATGTCTCACTCATCTCTCTAGGGGAAGCGGTTCTTGCACTTCAAGAGTCGGTCAAAGAACTGCGTGAAGAAGTAGATTATCTAGCAGAGATACTAGACGCGGATGATTAAACTAGATGAGTATGATTTACCCGAACACATCTCTTACTCCGCCTTCACGACGTTCCTTACGTGCGGTTATCAGTACTACCTTGGGCGCTTGCTCCAAGTTCCTGAGGAACCTAGCATCTGGTCGGCAGGTGGAAGAGCATTCCACTATGCAGCAGAACTCTGGGACTTAGAGAATGAGTAACGTTCTATGGGACAAGGCTTGGAAAAAAGAGACTGAAGGTTTAGACCTTACAACTGCACGTCGTGCAGGTAGAGCCACCAAAGATAATCCGAATAAAGAAGACGGTGCTTGGTGGAATGCTAATGGTTCCATTTGGGTAGACAACTACATCACTTGGCGCAAGAACAATCCTAACTGGAAAATCTGGACGACTCCGCAAGGGGTAAGGGCTATTGAATTGGAATTAAATCCAGTCATAGCAGGTGTTCCAGTTAAAATGTTCATTGATAGAATCTTTGAGGTAGACGGACAACTTGTAATAGTTGACCTCAAGACATCACGCACTAGACCAACATCTGATTTACAACTGGGCTTCTATAAGGTCGGGGTAGAGCAGATGATTGGAGCAGAAGTCAATCTAGGAAACTACTGGATGTCTCGTGAATCGGGGACAGGGGAGATGATTGACCTAAGTAGATATACGCTGGACACGCTTGAGTACTTTGTTGATGGGTTTGATAAAGCACGCAAGGCTGGTATATTTCTACCGAACCTACAATCGTGCAATTTCTGTGGACTCACAGAGCATTGCCAATTCACTAAAAAAGGAAACAAATGACAACAGAAAACTGGAAACTACAAGTTAGTTACAAGACATCTGCAGGGGATATGATTAACGTTCGTGCTAATACAGCCGATGAACTATCAGTATTGCTTGAAGGTATCTCTGACTACTCAACACAAATTGCAGCAACATCAAAGATGTTGAATGCAGCAACGGTGGCTGCCCCTTTGGCGACCACTACTTCAACTCCAGACACTCCAGTTTGGGCTACTTCCGCAACCGCCCCGACAGCACCAGCATCCGCTACGGGGGCAGCAATGTCTACACCAACCTGTATTCACGGAGCGCGAACATTCCGTCAGGGAGTCAGCAAGACAACGGGGAAGCCTTACGCATTCTGGGCGTGTCCAACACCAATGGGGACACCAGACCAATGCAAGCCTCAAAACTAATACAAGACGAAATGCTATAAGAATTGGTGGAGAGTAGTCATTAGGGGAAGATGGCTACTCTCTTCCAACATAGACAGGGGATGCAATGAGAACTTTAGTAAGAAGCGTAGGCAGAGCAGACATCGGTGGAGAACCGTTGCCCTCTGTCTTCAAAACATTTGATGCAAACAAAATTATATTTCGTAGAGCAGAAGTCTCTATGCTTGCTGGTACACCAGGAGTTGGTAAGTCCACTCTCGCACTAGCGTTAGCATTGAGAATGAAAGTACCTAGCCTATACATATCGGCAGATACCAACGCACATACTATGGCTATGCGCCTAGCATCTATGATTAGCGGTAAGAACCAGACAGATGTAGAAGCGTTGATGAACTCTGATGCTGGTTGGACTAAGGCGATACTACATAAGAGCAGTCACATAGTCTGGTCATTTGAATCTAGCCCTACCTTGCAAGACATTGATGAAGAAGTCCAAGCCTTTGAGGAATTGTGGGGCTGCCCACCTGTGGCTATCTTCGTAGATAACTTAATGGATATAGCCACCGATGGTGGAGAAGAGTTCGCATCTATGCGTGCGATTATGAAGGAGTTGAAGTACCTTGCTCGTGCCACCAATGCTGCAATTATTATTCTTCATCATACTAGTGAGGCAGTTATGGGTAACCCTTGCCAACCAAGGTCGGCACTACAGGGTAAAGTCGCTCAGTTACCTGCTCTTATTTGTACTCTTGGTGTGGTCGGGACTTCAATGGCAGTTGCACCAGTAAAGAATAGATATGGACGTGCCGATGCCAACGCAAATCTGAATTGTTGGCTATCATTTAACCCTGAGTATATGTTTATGGACGACATACCAGAGAATGGATAACAAATGTTAAGAGATGAAGAAGACGATATGACGCAAGAGATGCGTCAACTCGTAATGCAAAAGGTTAATGAAGAGTTATTAGTATTCATTGGCAAGATAGAAGATGCTAAGCCACCTGTCTCTGATGAATGGACTGCTGGTGTAGGTGTTGGTATGGATTGGGCTATTCGTATCTTACGCAAGGACAAGAGTGCGTACTAAGTGGCATCGCAGAGTCGCAAACATAGAGGGTACAGAAGCCAAAAAGTCTTGGCACTATACCTTGCAGATAACGGATTCCCTTTTGCTGAAAGCACGGGCGCTGGTCGTAGCGGTTCTGATATTACTGGCACTATTGGCATTGACTGGGAAGTAAAAGCAAGAACAGGATTTAATCCTGCTGCTGCTATCGCGCAATTAAAAGATAGAGACAATGGAAAAGACTTGGGCGTTGTAGTCTTAAGACTCAATGGTCAAGGTGAGAAGAGTGTATCCGATTGGGTATGTTTACTAAGACTGGAGGATGCTGTGAAACTATTAAGAGATGCAGGTTATGGTGATAAAAATTGACAACGACTTGCCAGACATTGCAGATGTCCTCTCACATTACGGTGCGAACATTAGACAAAGACACGGGCAAGTCAACCTTAAGTGTCCGTTCCACGATGATACGCACCAGTCAGGTTCCGCGAACTTGGACAAAAATATCTTTATATGCTTTGCCTGTGGCGTACAAGGTAACAGTTTGCAACTCATTGCACAGCGTGAAGGAGTAAACATACGTGAAGCAAAGTCAATCGCAGAAGGATTTACTGGGACGAGCAGCAGAGAGGTACGCGGCAAGCATCTATCAGGCTCAAGACTACCTAGAAAGTCGGGGAATACCTCTGGAAGTAGCACGTCTGGCGCAATTAGGCGTAGTCGTGGAACCTGAGGTTGGACACGAAGCATTCGTTGGTCGCTTGTCTATACCTTATGTAACTAAAACTGGTGTAGTTGATTTAAGATTCCGTTCTCTCAACCCTGCAGTTGAACCAAAGTATATGGGTATGACTGGAGCAGAGACAAAGATGTATAACGTATTAGATGTTGAACGTGCTGGTGATTTCATTGGAGTGTGTGAAGGTGAACTGGATACTATTACTCTCAGTCATTGTGTTGGTATCTCTTGCATCGGTGTTCCTGGGGCTAATAGTTGGAAGAAACATTACACTCGGTTACTTGCAGACTTTGAAAGAGTCTTCGTCTTTGCAGACGGTGACCAAGCGGGGACGGAGTTCGCACGCTCATTGGCTAGGGAACTACCCGTCACTATCGTGCAACTGCCAGAAGGAGAAGACGTTAACTCACTATACGTCAAGCACGGAGCAGGATACTTAAAGGATAAGGCTGGCATTGCATAGTGGCATTTGACTTTGACGATGATGAAGGAACCCCAAACTTTTGCCACGAATGTAAGCAACAGTTTGATAATTCATTTGAGTTAATAGACCATACGCTAGAAGATGATGAAGACTTTGACCCTTACTACATATTGCCTAATGGGTTTAAGTTGTTGCTTGGTTCACTACTTCGCTTTATGTACTATCATTCCGAAGAGCCAGATAAGATTCAATTAATAAGCCAGTCCACCTATGTAACTCTCTTTGCTGGTGAGATGGGTTACGATTTGATAGATGAACTGGTTGAGGATATGGTGGTCAAGTCTGCGTTGCAGGATTTTGATAAGTCATTAGAAGAACTATTGTCGGAGGAAACAGATGAAGAAGGCGGAGCGTGAAGAGATATGGCAGATTATAACCCACTTGGCAGAACAAGGGCTGAACGTGAAGAACTATGTTGTGGAGGAAAAGACTCTAGTAGTAACGCTACACATTCCTCTACTAACTGGGCAGAGTTTGAACTGAGTGTAAGAGATACGATGCTAGAACTTGGTGACTTGCTTATCAAGAAGCACAGAGACTATGGCCCAAAGAACATAGCCAACTCACCTTACGGTGCAACACAGGGATTAGTAGTACGTATGTGGGACAAGATAGCCCGCATTGTAAACTTAACTAAGCAAGGTAACACTACCGCTGAGAACGAACCACTTGAGGATTCCTTCAAGGATATAGCCAACTATGGTATAATTGGGCTACTCGTTCTAAGGGGTAAGTGGGATAGTGGCAACTAAATCTAGTTTTGATTTAGACTTTGGCTATGGTCGTAAAGGCGAACAACTTGTGGATGAGTTGCTTACTGGTGGACGTACTGTTGAGGTTAAGCGTGACCGCAAATGGTTCAAGACAAACAATCTTTATATAGAAACAGAATGTTTCTTTCAGAAGGTCGGAGACTGGGGCGCATCTGGACTTGGCGTAACTGAAGCAGCGTACTGGGCTTTCGTATTACAAGAGTCAACTCTTATTGTGCCAACTGATGTGCTGCGATATGCAGTAAAAGAATTTGGTAGGGAGATAAGTTGTTTCATTCCTCCGAACCAAAGCAAAGGCTTCCTCATTACTGTTGATGACTTGATGACTGCGACAAGGAAGTATAAAGAAGATGATAGAGTGGAATAGAATAGAGCGCTGGCAGTACATCGTTGATGCTGTCGCCTCTGACTATCATAGAAAGTTTTCCCCTATTGAGTATGATGATATCCGTCAGTCACTCTACCAATGGTTTGTTGAACACCCGAACAAGTTAGATACGTGGGAAGCAATCGGTGAGAAAGATGCAAAGAATTTATTGTATCGTTCGCTTCGCAATCAAGCGTTGGACTATTGCCAACATTGGAAAGCAAAGTCAGGTGGATATGAAGCAAGTGACTTGTTCTTTTATGAAGCCGATATGGTTGAGGCAATCCTTCCTGCTGTCTTAAGAGGTGAGTTCGGACTCGGTGCGAAGGTAGACTTAGGTAGGCCAGGCCGTCCGTCTGCCCCGAATGAGGGTGGCAATATGATGGCGATGATGATTGAAGTTGATTACGGTTTCTGGAAACTTCCGAAGGACGATAGAAAAGTTTTATTCTTAAGACACGCAGAGTCAATGGACTTCGGGGCGATAGCAAGTGAGTTGCAGTTGGGTAGTGAAGACGCTGCTCGGATGAGACACAAGCGTGCCATCCGTAAACTGATAAATAAAATTGGTGGGTTCAGACCATTCCGAGATGATGATGAAGTACCGAAGCAGAAAGAAGAAGACAAATAAAAAACCCCCGCCGAAGCGGGGGCTTTCTATTATCAGTTAGGCTTTACAGCACAGTTTAATCTTGCCGAACAAACTGATAGTTAAAACCTTTCCACAACGTGGACAGGCT